CAATCATAAAATCGATTGGTGACTCGCTGTCTGTAATAGGACTAATCCACTGTACCTCACCAATCAAAGCACCGGTACCAGATTGATTCGGGATTGCCAGCACCGAAACAGCTGCACCACCACTAGTCATAACGGTCAGCGCGCGAGCATCAAAGGTCAGCAGATAGCGATAGCCGCCATAGCTGAGCACCCCCTGCACACCGGCAGAAGCGCGTGTGGCATCACTGATCTTCATCTTGATCTCTGTCAGACCGTTGTCCTCGCCGACGGAGTAAAGATTAAGCTTATCGATGCCGCCGCTAGTCAAGATGATACGCTCACCCGACACGGAATCAATAGAGTAGCTCATGATACCTTGCAAATCAGTCAATCCATCAAACATGATTGACGATTTAAGCGCTAGCGTTTGGTAGTCCACAACGTTGACTACATGCGACATCACCGCCGCTCCGGTAGCATCGTGTGTCTTAAGCTCGGCGATATACAGTTCTGCCATTGTCGGGTCATAACTAATCCAGTTAGCATGACCCAAAGCAAGTGGGTCAGACCGTCGCAACTCTTTTCCATCGCCGTCAAGCTCGACCAAAACGGCTTTATCATCGGTTGAAGCCGTGTTGATGATTGCATAAATCACTTTACCATCAGCAATATATGTGCCACCTTGCATAAAGCTGTAGCCATCCGCCAAAGGGCGAAAGTGGCGCATCGATCGTACCATGGACAACGAATTATAAACCGGAGCATCTGCCAGCCCCATTGACTTATCCTGAAAATCAAGCCGCTTACCTAGTGTTTGAAAAGCCTCGCCACCTGTTGGCCGGCGCGCATCGATAACTTCTGTAAGCAAAGCACCGCCCGGGTCTATAGATTCGATGATCTCTTTATTTTCATTTACAAAGTCTTGCCAAGAATAATGAGCATCATTAACCCACTGGTTGTATTGACTGATGATTTCGTTAAGATTTGACACCCAGTCTTTTGCGCTCTCCTGAGTCATATCTGCTGACTTTTCGACAACGAAAACAACATTAAAAGTTGATTGAGCACCAGATGAATCTGAAAAACTAAAATATGCAATCTTAATTTTGCCATCGACAGATCCCAATTGGCTTGGTACTTGATACGTGAATTCACCGCCAGAAGCATTGACGATATTGAACCCGGTGCTGTCAGCAATTAACGCTTGACCATCAGCCGTGTTAGCTTTGAACATTGGTGTAAGGCCGTCAAGCGACACTGGATAGCCGTTGTCCATCAATGTGGCATCAATCACCACTGCGCCCGTTTTGTCCCCCTGCCGCAAGAAAACGGGTTCAGGCGCAATAGTATTTTTTGAATCAAGAGTTACTTTGTACGTTCTGATTGCCATTGGGTATCAATCCTTCCATTTCTTTCAAATCTTCATAAGTCTTACCAGTGTCAACCAAGCGCTGACTTTCATATCCGCGACGGTGAGCTTTAAGCTCCCATCCGAACGCGGCGTCAGGCGTGTCGGACTTAACAATAAAACTAATATCATCACGCTGTGATACCCACACATGTGCCGCACTGTATGGTGTGACGAAGACTTGATAACCCATCTCCGTGTTGACCATATCATATACTAGCGGATCAATATCAATTTTCACGGTGTTATCTTGACCGGTCTTACTTTCACCAATGTCGCCAACATAGTTTTCAGCAGTTTCATATGCTGGCGTTGCGCGAATACCATCGCGAGTGATTTGCGCGGCGTTTTTCGTGCCGTAGACTATAAGATTTCCTAGCACAGCGGTACTAGTTGGGCCAACTTCTAGTTGATTGCTTGCACCATCGTTCGCCGATAATTCAATTACGCCATTATTCGTTATCCAGGCGCCTGTGCTGATGCCGAATCGCAAGCTACTCAGCAGCTGCCCGTACAAATTATATACCGGATTACTTGACGTTGACTCAGCGGGAATTTGAAAAACTGCCACGCTGGTACCATCACTCGCACCTTGGTTAAGACTCAAAATTTGACCGGGAGCATTTTTCAATGATATCCCGTTAGGATGTCCTGTGCTGCCATCATGGGTAGCCCGCAGAGCACCATACGCTGTACCGTCAGTATCCGAGAAGTCGATGCGTCCTTCATGTAATGTCATTATGAAACCGTTAATGTTTGAAGTTTCGAACGTGATCCCTTTAATCAGATTTCCATATAGCCGATCGGCAACAACACCATTAGCAGTGATAGCAGACTTGAACGTTTGGCCACCATCTGTGGACACACCTACGCCAGCGCTGTTAAGGATCACAACCTTGTTTGCGTCTGACTTATCAACAGCAATAATTCCTTGATCAGTAAAACTAAGCTCCGTCCTAGCATCAAGCAAGCTGTTCGTTGCCAACTGCACTTGCGATGTTAGCCATTCGTTTGGAACTGGAATCTTGCCAGCAGCTACATTTGATAGAGTTGATTGCGATGTTTTCTGCTGTTCAGCGAATGACAGGCTGCCGCATTCAACTTCCGTTTTGGTTCGAGTTCCGCGAATATCATAATTGCTGGTTACTTTGATGATTCGAACCTTATCGCTGAAATTAAGGCTCTCATCAATCACTGTGATGTAATCTCCAGGGTTTGCCATGGCGTAGTCATACCCTACTGATTGCAGATCAACGAGGTTTAGGGTGAGTGAGATTGCCCAGCTCTTGTCTACTTTTTCTTGCACAACCGCAAGCAAGTTGTCAGCAATCGTATAGCGCTCGTCAGCAACCGGAACAGCTTCAATCGCGCCAAACTTTGGATAGTAGTAATCATACAGCGGAGACTTGTACTCAACTTCTAAGCGTTTGCTTGTGGTGTCGTTTGGCTTGCTGTATGCACCCAAACCGCGGCCATAGGTAGCAAAGTTTGTATTATCCGTCTGTATTTCGGCAGTATCAAGGTTGAACTTTTTGCGAACGATGGTAGATAGATCAGAACCCATTGCTGGCACGACATGAACCACTGTGCCATCAACATAGAACTCAACGTTTGCTTGGTCGATAATGTCATTGAATAGCGACAGACGATCGCTCATGCCCCAGTCTTGCTTCTCAAAAGCCGCAACTGAGGCCGTGTTATCATACGCGTAACCAGTTCCAGAAAATAGCGCATCAAGGTAGCTTGTGAAAGGGTGTGAGCCGTTCCACGTCTCGTAGAAACCGGTCTTACTCATCTTGTAGAAGAACGCCTGAACCGCGCTGAATGCAACGGTATTATCCTTGTCGTTCTTCGTGTATGTGACAACAACATAGTCCTCATCAAGGAAAGATAGCGTCCAGCCTTTAGCGATATTGTCTTTGACATCTTTGCCAAAATAAATCGTTCCGGATAGTGATTTCTCACCATTAACCGCGTCGGTTTTCTCAATCTCGCACTGGGCTTGATATTCATTATTTTCAACGTCTGTGAATGTAATCAATAATCACGCCTCCTATGCGTATAGATTTTGGAAACCAAGAATCCGGATTGTTCCCGGTACGTTGCAAGTAATCTTGTTTGGCTTAGCCGGTTGCAAAACAAAGTAGGCCTTGTTCGTCTTGCTGACGATGCTCAGCCCATTTTGAGTGTAGCTAAAGCCGCTAAACATAAACACGTCACCTGAAGCCACGGTACCGCTATACGTCAGCTCGGTATCATCGATTTTAAACGACAGTGAAGATGCCGAACCAGTTGCAGTTAGCTTAACGGTGAACCCTTGCTCAAGCTGATTGCACGTAACAGTACCTCGGTATGGAACGTTTCCGATAACGTCAATATCTGCCGGCGGTGTCTCACCGTAAGGCAACTTCATCGTCTTGAATTCGGCCGTCAACTTGTACAATAGTGTCCCATTGACGTTGCCGACAAGCTCCATTTCAGGCGCTTCGGTGTACACTAGGAAACGTTTGTGAGATGGATAGTTGCTCAGCTTGTCGTAGTAACCGCCAGACGTCTCACCAGGCCGTTCCATCGCCGCACTGGGCGTTGTTTTGAGCTGGGTGATGTAATACCCATTCGGGTCAGAAAGCAGTGCATATAGCTTTTCACGAAGTGTTTCTTCATCGTCGATGTCATCAGCACGATAGTAACCAGTAATGTTGATTGTCTTGTCTGTGTGCCAGCCACCAAAATCAATGTTACCGTTGCGCTGATCTAGCTGCTTATTGTTTCGAGTGACTGACGGTGCCGATTCTTCGAAATCAGTAACCAGCACCTTGTATTGACTAAGGTAGTATCGGCTACCATCAAGTTTTTCAACTAATAGATCCATATACTACCCTCCAATCGGCCGGAAGTAGCTGCTGACGGCTGCGTCATTAGCGTCCACTTCCTTAACCATGCTGTTTATACCGTTCTTATCAACGTTATTTTGGACGATGATGTTAGGCGTGATTCGTTCACTTGCATCAATCGACTGCGTGACATCTCCAGAACTGAATTGCGTTCCAGCCATGGACAAGTTGCTGATATTTGCCGACATGTTGGCAGAAATATCGCTTGCCATGCCAGAAACCGTCTTCTGTACGGATCCGAATGACTTTTGCAGTCCTTGATTCAAGCCGCCCATGATCGCATTACCAGCTGGGATTAATAGCTTGGCATCATAACTGATCGGGCCTTTATGCTTGCGAATCCATGAAGCAATACCACCAACAAAGTCTTGAACCTTACCCCATGCTGACTTTAACCCACTAAAGAATCCGTCCATGATTGCTTTACCAGCTCCAATTAGAAGGCCGCTAGCACCACTGAAAAGTCCTGCGATACCACTAATGCCACTACTTACAAATTCATTAGCGCTACTCATTGCACCACTAATGGTGCTAACAATTCCACGGAAGATGCTACTTACAACAGATCCTAGGCTGCGTAAACCAGAAGCAAGTATCTTGATTGCTCCTCCAACGAGCGCGATACCAGCGGCAAGGACAGTTAGGCCAGCACCTCCGGCAATACCACCGGCACCTAGTACGACAAGAGCGGTACCGGATAACGTAGCACCAGCGGCCAGAACGACCAGCCCAGCTCCGTATGCCAAGGCCGCAACTGCACCAGCCGCGTCAGCAACCGCATTTGCAGTCCCAGCGGCGGCAGCAACAAGTAATGCCGCACCAGCGGCAACACCAGATGCAGCAACCATTGATAATCCAGCACCTAGTAATAGACTAGCTGCACCAGCTAATGCAATTCCAGCGGCCAATACAGCCACACCAGCAGCCAGCACAACGGTTGCCGCACCAGCGAGCACAATGGCAGCGGCCGCAACGGCTAGTCCAGCACCAAGTACAATAGCGCCAGCACCAGCAATCAGTGCACCAGCACCGAACACAATCAGTGCTCCGCCTAATGCTAGAATACCAACAGCGGCAGCAGTACCATAGGTTGCTATAATCGGCAGTTGAGTAGCCAATAACGCAAGCCCAGCGGTTGCTAATGCAATCCCTGCTCCGACTAGTAAGACGGATGCTCCAAACGCCAACATACCGATAGAACCGGCTGTCAAGGCCGGAGCAACAGCCGCGAAGACAATCGCAAGGCCAGCAATGGCAACACCAATTGTCAGCACAAGCGTTGTTGCATTACCACCAGCATTCTGGAAGTTAGTTAATGCGGTAACCAATAGAGCGATACCGGCTGATGCCATCAAAACCGCAGTACCCATGGCTAGAAGTCCAGCTGCGTTTGCAGTTAGTGTAGGCGCAACCAGTTTTAGAACCCCAAGAATGACAACAATTGAAGCTGTCATGGCTGCTAATGCCACAAGGCCAGCAGTACCAGTCTTAGCTAAAGCTGCAACACCGAATGCCAATGCGGCAAAGCCGGCTGCTGCTAATCCAATACCGAGACCAGCACCGGCCGCTTTAGCCCCCATTGCCGCAATCTGACCAGCAGATGCACTCATAGGCTTAGGTAGTTTCTTCGTTGTTCCTGCAATATCCTTAATGGCCTTGACGGGCGCTGATATAGCAGTAACGAGTTTCCCAAGTCCGCTTGATAGCGGGCCAAATGCAACCAACGCGATAGCAATCACTGGCGACCAAGCAATCAATCCTTTGACAAAAGAAGCCATCGGGCCTTTGGACTTGTTGAGCCACGTTGCAAAGTCTCCCAAGGCATTAGCCACTGATTGAATTTGTGGTGCGATCGTACCGATGCTAGTCTTGACAACAGCATCGAACGCGTCTTTCATCTGGTCCAATGACTGGCCAACGTTTTTAGTCATGTTGTTTGCATTATCAGACAGATACTTGTTCGCGGCCTTTGCCGATCCACTAACCTTGCCGAGAGAATCAGAGTAGGCGTCCCAACCGGACTTGCCGCTCTTAGTTTTCTTTTCTGTTTGAATAAGTAACGGTAGCATCGCCTTAGCCCCAGCCGCACCGTATAGGTTAGTCAAAGCCGCAATCTTTTGAGACTTGCTCATACCGTCAGTTGCTTTTGCCACTTCTTTAAGAATTTGTGGGAACGGCTTAAATTTTCCTTGAGCGTCAGTGTACTTGATTCCCAGCTCTTGCATTTCACCGGCGGCAATCTTTGACGGCCTTGCCATCAGGGTTAATGCATGCGCTAAGTCTTGAGAACCTTGCGCAGCCCCAAGGCCAGCGTTACTCATCAACCCAATTGCAGTTGACGTGTCTTTAATGCCAATCCCTAACGTGGCAGCAGTTGAGCCAACGTTTGCGAATGCTTGTCCCATGTCTTCAACTTCGGCATTTGACATATTGGCATTTTTGGCCAGAATTGCAGAATCTTTGGCAGCATTTTTAGCGCCACCGCCCCAGATATTCATGGCTTGTTGGACAGTTGTAGCAGTACCCGCTAGATCTGCACCAGCCACGGCGGAAGCCTTGGCAATAGCCGGAAACTCAGTCTTTAAGTCTTTGATTGAAGCACCGTTACGAGCCATTTCAATCATCGCATTGCCTGCGTTTTCAGCACTGATAGGCAGTGTTTTGCCCAATGAAAGGGCTTCTGTTTCGAGATCCTTCATGTCACCTTTCAGCGACTTATTACTCGAACCAGCAATAACAGCCGCCTTGTTGATTGATTCTTGGAATGTCCCGTAACTCTTGATAGCACTGGCTGCCATTGCGCCTACAGCAACACCAGCAACTGTGCTCGCTTTACCGATGTTTGTCATAGCTCCACCGACGCGTTGACCAGCGTTGGAAGCCGCGTCAGTGCCAGCCTTAACAGAAGCTGAAAGTTTCCCCATTGCCGCCTGGAATGGTGCAATATTTGCTGTGAATGTTGCGACTACGTTTGCCATTAGCTACCACCTCCAAATGCGGCATTGAGTTTCTTAATCATTTCTACATCAGGCTTTCTTTCTCGATTACCATTGCGTTTGAGTATCTTTTGTTCGGCCTTATCAATATTCTTATAGCCAGTTTTCACTGATCGTTTCGGGTTCTTTGCATTTTGAATATTGGCAATGTTGACAGCAAGCTCCATCAGATCGCGGCGCATATCAACATCACGCAAAAAAGACCCTTCCAACATTGAACGGGCTTCCCACATGTATAATTTGAATGGCATATCGGGATCATAGATTCCGTGACGGGCAAAGTCGGTTAAGAGAGACTCTTCTTCATTGCGTCCAGGGTATCCTTGGTCGCTGCTTCTTGAATCTTCTCTTCGGCTGTCTTGTTCTTCTTGTCCGTTAATGCTTTCCCGTATTTTTCGGTCAAGTTCAGCCAACGTGTCGCTGCGTGTTTGAAAAAACCTGATTCATGAAGCTCCTGCTCAACTTCTTTGAAAAGTTCCTGCGACTTGCCGTCCTCTTCAGCCTTGTCGAGTACGTCCATGATGTCTTCATCTGTGTATGACGACGGCAACAGCACGCGCAGCGCTTTGAACAATGCCATGTCATCATCAGTAACGAATGCCAACCAGATTGAGCTTGCACCGTCGTTAGCGCCTTCAGCGGAACTGTATAGCTTATTGGCACGGAATAACGCGCGGAAATTGAACTTTGCTTCTACTGGTTGATCTTTTACCGTAATTTCTAACATGAATATCCTCCTAGATTATCGTCTCAGATCGGCCGTGGCCTACTCGTCTCTGTGTGCGACTAATTAAGCGTTTAACGTGGTAGTTGTAGTGGTTGCTGTGCCATCTGCAAACTCGCCTTGCTTTTCGCCTGGACGTTCGAATGAATAGAGCTGGTCAAGCATTGCAACCTGTTCATCAGAAAGTGGGAACGTGCCCGGCGTGCCGTCTTCGTTCTTGTCAGCAAGTTTCCCGATAATGTTCAAAGTGAAGTCGATTTCGGAGAAACTGTCTTCATCTGAGATGTCGGCACTGTCAACAACACCATACCCAAACATTGCTGGATAAGCCTTGTGGTCGCCTTCAACAACTGCAAGACGTGGGTCAACAACTACGCGCCACACTTTAACTTGACGGCCATTGTGCTTGGCGTCAATGATGATGTCGTGAGATTTGTCGCCCGGAACCATGTACGTTGTCAGCTCAATGCTATCTTCGTTGGTGGATGCGGCAATGATACGGCCCATCTTGGTTTGTTCATCAAGCGAATCACCTTCAATACTTGTATCACCAGACTCTTGGTGAGCCGGCAAGATTGCAGGACTGCCGATTGGTGCTACCGCTGGGTTAGTTGATTGGATGAAGTACCAAACATCTTTGCCACGATATGGTGTATCTTTCACAAATTCGATACCGTTATTTACTGGAACTGCCATTTTAATAATCTCCTTCTAGAGTAATGAGAAGCATGCAGCGGCGTAATGGTGTGCTATCGCCCATGCTTGTGTCGATTGAATTGGTTGCCGTTAGTGATTGCCACCGTGTTACTTTGCTGAGCGACCATTTAACTTTGCGAACGAAGCCTTCCCACTCAGCCGGTGGTGTGTCGATGCTGTCGTAAATGTCAATCTGCTGACCAGCACTCGATAGCGTTCCTGTCTTAGATGACATGTCAGCATCAACGTGAACATTCACAAAAACTAGTGGTAACGTGCTCTTGACGTCAGGCTGAACGAACACAGGATTAAGGCCATCCGCGGTCAATTGAGTTTGCACATCTTCGTACCATTCAGATAGTGTCATTTGAACTTCGCCATCGCTTTCAATTCTTTCATTTCAGACCGTAAAAATACGCCCCAACCATATTTGAATGCAGGCCTCATGAACGGCTGTGCTGACATTTTGTAAGTCCCGAACTCAACGAATGAAGAATAATCAGCATCAGATTTAACTGTGCCAATAACTTGGTCTGTCTTCTTCTCAACTGGTTCAACGTGGATATTGGACTTCATGAACCCCGTTCTTACTGGTGCGTTCGATTGTGCGCGTGCTTGCGTTTTTGAAACTGTCATCTCCATTGCTTTTGCAGCAACATCGACAACTTCTTCATGTTTCAAGCCTAATTGTGTAATAAGATCATTTATGCCTGACCAAGTAACATTTGTTTTAGCCATTATCGGCCACCTCCAGACACAATGAACACGGTTGACTTGCGATTTACGAATGTCTTATTGATTGTCCATTTGATGCCGTCAAGCTCGATTTCATTAACAGGAAATGTAGGATTCTTTACGTGAATCTCATAGGCCATGGTATTAACAAGACCGTATACAGACAACTCTTGTGCACTGGTGATTGGGATTGTCAGGCAAGTAACCGTCTCGCGTGTCTCTGTCGGCCTGTCATGCAATGGATCGGCAGGCGGTGACTTTCGGATTAGGGTGATTCGATTGTTATATCTCATTACACAAACCTCATTCCAGGCCTGCGGCTTTGTGATGATTCACGGTATACATCGAGGGCGTCAGCATACTTAGATAAATCGATGGATTCCCACGTGTTGGATACGTTGCCTTCGGTACCACTTTGTTTGCCTTCGTCACCAATACGGTTATACATCTTCACCACAATGTCTTTGATTACCCACGTTACCGCATCTGGCACAGTCTGATTGACAATACCGTCTTGGTTGATATAAGTCAGTACACGCGCTGTGGCGTCCTCAATCAGATCGCTCAACAAGATGTCTTGCATTGTATCGGCTAAACCAATACGCAGTTTCACGCTGTCTAAAATTACCATCATTTCACCGCCTTTACTGCTTGAACGTATTTGTATGAGCACTTCGATTTGTCAATGAAACTCAAATCATCTTCAAATGGTGTGTGATTAACGTACTTGCCTTTGAAAAACAAATGTTTGTCTTCAACGGTCACGCCGGCGTTGTGCATGATCTTAGTTTCATTCCATCGTTTCACTGGATCAGTAGCCCAACAAAAATCAAGTTCTTCAATGATGACCGGTCCAATATTGAAGTACATCATATTCCATAACTGCGACCACATTTCAGCAGTCCATTTCTGAATATTGCTGTCGACCGTTTGCAAGTATTGCCACAGTCGGTTGCTGTCAACATACACCTTGCGCCAGTATTCCGCTGACGGGTGACTGATAATCCATTGAGCACCACCAGAATTGTGGTTGATCGTTTCAAGCGATGCCAACGTAACTCCGACAATATCAGCCATGTGTTTCAGAATCTCTTCTCCGTGTTCACATTGCTTAATATAGTCAACGCTGATGTAGCTCAACGTGTTACTGCATAACCAGCGATCAGGCTTTGCTTTTAGCTTGCGGAAGTCTGGCCGTTTACGAAAAATGACATCACTATCAAAGTAGAAATAATCTTCATTCTCACGTTCTGGATCTTCTGCAAGATACTGCCACCAAAGCCAAGGCTTCACAGACGGGATATATCGCTTGTCTGAGCGCTTGTCGGTATACGTGTGTACTTCTACGCCATATTTGCTTGCAAGCGTCTCTGGTACCTTAGAATCATGCACAGTGAAGAGCAGAACGACATCTTTCATGTCAAAACCGACACTTTGCAGATTGGTTAGGCAGACTTCTAATTCCCACTCAAAACGCTTAATGGCAGGTTGACACAAAATAAGTTTCATTCTGTCCTCCAATCAGCCGCCCGGATTTTCCGTACTGTCCTATTTCGATAGGCGACTTAGGTCAATTAATTAAGCGTGTGAAGTGGTAGTAGTGGTAGTCGGTGCAACGGTTGAAGTTGTGGTAGTTGCTGACGTTCCAGCAGTGAAGATTGCTTGACGGTTGTCATCACTGATCCATTGGCCAGCCTTACCAGCACCTTGCAAAGCAACACCCGCAAAGTTTTCGGATTGAATCGTCCGAACAACATTGATACCCGTGAATGCACGGCCGATGTTATCAGGTGCGAAGATAATAGACTTGCCAGCCATGTAGCGCGTAGGCGTCTTGGTAACAACGATGTCGCGGAAACGCATGATGCCATTTTCATCGATGTTCACAGCAGAACCCTTTGATGTAGTTACCAACTGGTGGTCGATGATCGCGTTGTAAACTTCGGCAGTAACGTATGCGCGAACCGGAACAACGACTTCAAGGTCAGTGTAGCGTTCGGAAGCTTCTTCGAATACCTTGTTAACATCAGTAACCGCACCAAGGTCAGCTGCTGCACTTGCGACAAGATATGCGCCGAGCTTGCTGTTGAACAGGCGCGTTTTAGCTTGTGCCTGCAAGTTCAGGCGGTCAGCAACGGCAGCATTCAAATCGTTGTTTACAGTTAACTGGTCAATACCTTCGTTGAAACTCCAACCGAAGTCATACGGTACATCAATGTCACCATAGACAATTTCCTTCATTGGCCCGAAGCGGTTAGAGTTGCTTGTGCCAGTGCCAAATGCAACGTTAGTGTCAGTGTTGTATGTGCCAACAGCAACCGGAACGTCGTTTGCCTTAACACTGAACGCAATCGCGTTGTTTTGAATGCCATCGAGTGCTTGCAGTGCACCGAATGTTGGGGTGAACGTGCTTTGCACGCCGAACACGGTTTGCATCAAACCGATGAATTGTTTCTGATAAATACGTACTGGTAAATCGTTATTTTCTGTAGCCATGATTAGCTACCTCCTATTTTTTGTATTGTGCCATAATTTTCTTGAATGGATCGTCAGCACCATCAAGGGCAGAAGCACCATTCTTGGGCGGGTCAGTTTGCAACTTGGCTTCAACCTGCTTGTTGACCGTTTCCTGAATTGTCTTTTGAATATTCTCAACAGCCGCCTTGATTTTGTCAGCATCACCCAACGCGACAAGCGAGTCAGCAAAGTCAGTCGGCAGCCCTTTATCAACGAGTAATGACTTCGTGCTTGTTGATAATTCACGCTGATTGAGTTCAGCTTCACGCTTGTCCAAGGCTGCTTGACGTTGCTTTTCCAGTTCTTGTGCCTTCTCATCTGCCGACATCTTAGCAAGCCGTGCACCTTCGCTCTTGGCGTCCTCAAGCGCCTTAGCTTGTTCTGTTTGCCACTTTGCCTTGGCCGTTTCTAATGCCTTAGCTGCACGCTTATCGGCCTCGCTGTCAAGCTGAGCCTGCGTATATGTGGTTGGCTCTTCGGTTGTCTTGACTTCTTCTTGAGTTTGTGTTTCTTCTGCCATGATGATGGTTCCTCCTGTTTTTAGCCCAAAACGAATAGACGTGCTTAACGACCCCAGCCACACCATTTGGCCCAGCCACGGTCACACGTCTATCACTTCACGCTTATTTTTGAGTAGTTTAGGGACTTGCTTAGGTCACAAAATTATTAGTCTACTTCATCGCCAGTGTCATACGCTGCCCATGAGCAAAGGCAGTTGGGGTGAGCCGGGATCATGCCCTCAGCTTGCTTTAGCGTGTATACTTCTCCGCTGTGTTGCAAGCAGATGTCGCACGCTCCAGAGTTGATAACCCAAGTAACTTTCTTGTAGCCTGCCTCACGCGCATTAACGATGCTCTGATGAGCCATGACGCGATCACTCTCGGTTCGAATGATGCGATCAGATTGATATTTCATGACGCCAAATTTCTCGCGAAGCGCTGGGCTTTGTGTGATTGGATTGCTGTGCGTCAGTAGTGCATTCTTCATCATCTTTTTAAGATCATTACGCAGAGCGTCTTGATTAGACCAGATACGATCGCTCCATGTCGTACCGTCAAGAAGTTGGTCAACAATTGAAGTGTCTGCCTTGATTGTCTTGCCGTAAATTGACGATCCAAGCTTGGCCGTTTCTTCAACCAGATTGCCTAGCGATGATCCAATGTATCGAACTACCGAAATAGCTACTGCCGTTGAGTATACATAGGCGGCATATGACAACAGTTCATCATTATTGGCAACGGATTTCTGCTTAACGCCGGATTCTTGTGCATCTCGATCAAGCTGTTCTTTCAATTCTGGATCGTAGTAACGTGAATCATCAGCGTGCGTATAGTCTTCGTGTTTCTCATTAAACGCGTACCAAAACGCCATGAACGCTGCCGTATATTTGGCAACATCACTTGCTATCTGGCGGTGCTGCTTGTCCTGCTTGTCCGCGAACGCTTTGATCCGTTCCTTCGGTGTTTTCGCCATTAGTCAAATCCTCACTGTAATCACTGTCTGCTCGTTGTTTGGCAATCATGTCAGTAATCTCTTGGGGATTAGTAACGCCAGGTGCGAATCTGTACAAGTATTCTTGTGGCAGTGTCGCACCAGCAGCAACAAGAGCTTGAATCTGCGTGATGTCGTCTGTTGGCAGATTGTCGCGGAACGTGAACTGAATCGTATTAGGATCCGTCTTCATTCCGCCTGACACGCTTTGATCTAATGCATAGATGATTGAATAGCGCTGATACAATGACTTCTCAAACATTCGACGCTTGATTGCCGCCAGCTCGACAGTACCCAGCAGCTTGTACTTCATCGCGACACCGGACACATTGGCCGCGAAGTTGCTGTCGGTCAGGTCTGGCGTGTGGCTGAATTTGTGAATATCTTCGGCAACGCGCTTCTTATATGCTTCGGTTCCGCTTACGTCATATTCTTTGTTGATGTATTTTGCATCAACGCTAGTTTGCTGACCGGTTGCTGTCATTCGAGACTTGAGCAGCAGCATGTTGGCGTCTTTCTGTTCCTTAATCAGCTCTAGTTTGTCCTGTGCTAGTTTTTTCATTGCATCAGGATCGTTGGGGTCAACACCGCTCATCAATGTGCTACCGTTGAATAAAGCATCGATGTCGCCACTGATTACCAGAAGCGCATCGTTCAGGTCGGTCATGTAATTAGCAGTGTCGGACTGGGCTGAATCATACAAATCAATCAACGAAATAACATGTTCAAAATCGCCTGTACGGAACCTGTTATTGTCATACTCAACAACTGGGAACACGCGGATAACGTCGATGTTGTCTAAACACATGGATCCACCAACGGTGGTCGGCTTGTACACGTCATGCTCTGTTGCTGTCCACGTTTCGGGGACAATGTTGATAATCGTCTTGTTGTTATCATCAACCAATTCAACGGAATGATAACGAACGGCCATGATCGGCTGTGGATCTACGTCAAGCGAGTAGATGACGAATGTATCAAGCGGGTCTAAACGCACGCAATGTTCAATTGAATCGCTGCCGTAGTAGACATATTCATATGCGCGTCCATAGCGCGTCATGTCTAGGAACAGATCATAGTTGAGTGCGTCCATGTCGTTCACGCGTGTAATCTGATCAAGCCGCTTATCATCTTCATCAAGTTTCACATTAATCGGATTACCGACTGAATATGCCGTCTGGAAATCAGCAATATACTTACCGAATGAATGCACAGCTCGGTGGTCTGACTTTCCAGTTTCAATACGCCGTGATGGTGGCTGTAGAATGCCTTCATTCTGGCCTTTGTAGTATCGGTCAAGCTTCTTAAGGCGTGGTAACTGATATTCGTGGTGGTGGAAAATGAACTTCATAATCCGATCCGGAGTGAGGTTCGCAATGTCTTCCTGGTATAGTAAATTTGATTCTTCAAATGGTTCCATCATGTCACCTCAATCCTAGA